TACTTCCCGAAGGTCTAACAACTTTAGGTGATTCAGTATTTGTAGAATGGAAGAGACTTAAAAAAGTAACAATTCCTAGTACGGTATCCTCTATTGGATCTAGTTTGTTTGCAAGTTGTCCTGAACTGGAAACAATCATTGTTGATAGTAACAATGCTCAGTACGTATCTATTGATAACTGTTTGATTGATAAAGTTAGTAAGCAACTGATTCAAGGATGTAAAACAAGTATTATTCCTGAATCTGTAACTTCTTTTGATTCATCAGCATTCAAAGGGTGTACAAATCTGATGTCTGTTGTAGTTCCTTCAACCGTAAGTGAAATTCCAAGTGAGTGCTTCTACGAGTGCACTAACTTGACATCTATTGCTTTCCGTGGTAATGTAACAAACATTCGTGCTCAAGCATTCTACTCTTGTTATAACTTAGATATCAATCTTCCTGATTCAGTTACTTCGATCGGAACGAATGCATTCTCATATAACAAAGTTACAGAAACTCTTACAATGCCGTCTAAGTTGACAAACATTGGAGCTAAAGCATTCTCTAGTTGTGAAAAGTTAACAACAGTTGACTTCCGTAATGTTGAAGATCTTCCAACAATTTCTGATGACGCCTTTGCAAGTTGTGCTGCTTTGACGGAAATCATTGTTCCTTGGGAAGAAAACAAAGTTGTTGGAGCACCTTGGGGAGCTACAAATGCAACTATCAAGTATAATTCATGAGGAGTATGTACATGTATAAAGTAGTTACAGATGGAATAGTTGTTGACTTACTTGAAACTGTTAAATATGTTCGTTGGCTCAATAAGTCAAAGAAATTTGTTTTAACAGATAAAACGAGTGCTCATGGAATATATAGTTCAACTGGTAAAACAGTTTATACACTTGAGGGAGCAAAACTCCCTCAAGTGCTTCCAAATAAAGTTGTAAAACTTATACCAGTAACCGAGGCAGAGTTTGAACGATTAAGTACTCTGCTTCATGGTAAGCATTCTATTGATGCCGAAACAACATTGATTGTTGATGCAAGAAACAACAAGATCAACGAGCTGTCCTTAGCTTGTAAGAATGCTATTGAAAACGGCGTCAGTGTGTTATTTTCAGATAATGTAGCACATCATTTTAGATTGACACTTGAAGATCAGTTGAATTTGCAGCTTCTCGAAAAGGAAATTCAATCAGGAAGTTTAGCTGTTCTGTATCATGAAACAGGAAAGGTTTCCGAGCTTTATAGATCAACAGATATACTGAAACTTATTAAATCTGCTGATTCTCATAGAAAATATCACACAACATACTTTAATCTTCTCAAACATTGTGTTTACAACATGTACAATCGTGATCAGATAAATGAAGTGTTCTACGGAATATCTCTAGAGGATCTTCCTATGACGCCTGAGTTGAGACAACTGGCAAAGGAGCAACACATTGGCTAATAACAACACACTTTTTGCTAGATTAGTAAACATTCATGATATAGAAGCAAATTGGAATAGAACATTTAATTTCATTCCGAGGGCTGGTGAGATTATTGTTTATGATCCAGACACAACTTATTCTTATTCAAGATTCAAAGTAGGAGATGGATTAACAGATGTTAAGAATCTTCCTTTTGTTCATGAAACAACAATAGATGCATTTGCAGCTAAGTTCTTTGGATCCTTAAATGACGATGTTGTTTACTTGAATGCAGGAAATATCAAAGATTATTAAGGAGAGCTATACATGGCAAATGGATATGATCCTATAAACTGGGAAAATAACATAACTCCACTTAGTGCTGAAAATTTGAACAAGATGGATCGAGCCATTGATAATCTTTATGATAATATGCAGGCTTGGACAGAACTTCAAACAAAGCTGCCTGAATGGAAAGATTCAATTGCAGGAAATGATGCAAGATTCGCTGAGCTGAATAATGCAATTGAGCAGATTGAACCAAAACTACTTACAACAAGTTTTGATTCTACAACAGGAACATTAAAGATAAAATTGAAAACAACTTGAATAAAAATAACACGAGATATTTTCTCGTGTTATTTTTATGTTTACTTGTATATAATAATATAATTACCATTAAGGAATACTATGTTATGAAGTACACAGACGATATGTTTGAAGGATATCTTGATGCAGAACAAAAGTTCTATGATTACAGAACGCAATCCGTATCGGGATCTAATATTTTCGATGAGAATACAACGGGAGTTTCCTTCTACGATCAATTTCTTGGGACTTCAGAATTAGATTACTTGCGAGATAAGAAGAATCTTGTTGGTTCAATTGTTTACATGAGTCCGAATGAGTACTACAAAGAGTGCGGTGAACATGCTTTTGGACGACGCAAAGTGACAGCACAATCATTGAAAGATCAACGAGCTGCAGATAAAAGTACTCTTGAACATCTAAAACAAGTAATCCAGATATATAGAAGAAGATTTCCTCTTCCATACATCAACTATGCAGAAGGTGGCCAAGAAGGTCTTCACAGAATGTATGTTGCTGGAGAGCTACTTGGATGGGATAGCCCTAAACATCCAGTCCTTGTTATACACTGGGCGGATGAAGCAAGGCATCAGAAAGAAGTTAAAGCAAAGTTTGATTTCGAGATTGAGTCTGCTATCCGAAAGGGAGTTAAGGATGCTTTACAGTACAACTTCACTGATATAGAAGATCTAAGAACTCAGTTAGAATTCAGTTTAGATAGAACTTTTGAATTCATTGATGAAGTTAAGAAACCTGTAGACTTCCAACTAACAGAAAAGAACAATGAGTGTGTAGTCAAAGTTCTTGATATAGAATATTCCTTCCCGAAAGAAGATATTCATTTTGTTGAAAAGGGTTGGGATGAAGACGATCTTGATGATATTGAGCTTGATGGCGACATTGATGCATTTCTTGCCAAATATCTAAAATGATAACCACAAGGAGTACTGATGGTAGCAAATAATAACTTGGACTTATCAGCTCTTGATTCATTATCACAAGAAGAGCGTGAATATGCTCTTAAAGTCCTTGAAGAATACTCACAAGGATCAGCTCAATTATTTGATGAATTGAAGTATGCTGATTATAAAGAGATTCCTGTTGATATTGTAACATTTATCAAAGATAATAGATACCTTGGAAGGGCCTGGCACTTGTCTGATGGTAAGTGTAAATTGTTTCCGTTCTGGGAAAGGAAATTACAAGAGCTCTTTCCAGATAATATTAGTACTGATTACAACACATTCATTGAGTCAGGTGCTCGTGGTTTAGGCAAATCAGAAATCGCAGTTGCAATTTCTTTGTACCTGATGCATCGATTGATGTGTTTGAAAGATCCTTATCTAACTCTAAACTTAAAACCTACTGAACAAGTTGCATTTGCATTCATGAACATTACTCAGGATCTAGCGCTTGATATCGGTATGGTTAAATTTCAGAACACTGTTCAATGCTCTCCGTGGTTTATGGATAGGGGAACAATGTCTGGACTGAAAGTTAAGAAGTGGAATCCACCTCCATTTATAAATATAATAATCGGTTCTCAATCGAGCGATGTTATTGGTCAAGCTGTATACTATGCATTCTTTGATGAAATTTCTTTCATACGAAATCAAGATGTTGAAATTCAGAAAAGAAAAGCACTTGATATGATTGATACCGCCATTGGTGGTATGATGACACGTTTTACAAACAAGGGTAAGAATCCAACACTGCTTGTTCTAGCTTCTTCGAAAAGATCAGAGAAGTCGTTCATGGAAGAGCATATCAAAAAGAAGTCAAAAACTGACAACATGAATACATTGATTGTGGACGAGCCTGTATGGAATGTTCGACCACCAAGTGAGTACTCAGGTAAACGATTCTATGTTGCTCAAGGTAACAGGTTTCTTAACTCTGAAGTACTTCCATTAGACATTGAAGAAGATGATCTGTCTGTTTGGAGAAACAAAGGATATAGAATTCTTGATGTTCCGATTGAGTATTACTCAAAATTCTTGGAGGAAATCGACAGAGCACTTTGTGACTACGCGGGAGTGTCTTCAAGCGATTTACTAACTTATATTAGTGGCTCTCGTCTTGCAGAAACAAAGACAGACAGTTATCAGAATGCATTCACGAAAGATATTATTGAATGCGGTAACGCTCCTGATGATCATACTCAATACTACAATTATTTTGATCTTGCAAGAATTCCAGCCAAGATGAAGTCAAAGCCCTTGTATATACATCTTGATATGTCAGTGTCAGGAGACAAAACTGGTATAGCTGGAACTTGGATAGCAGATAAACGTCCCGCTGCAGATGGCGAGCCTAAATCAAAAGAACTTCACTATCAACTGGCTTTTTCTGTTTCAGTAAAAGCGCCGAAAGGTTATCAAGTTTCTTTTGAAAAGAATAGACAGTTTATCTACTGGTTAAAAGAACAAGGATTTGTTATTCGTGGCGTGTCTAGTGATACTTATCAAAGTGCGGATCTTAAACAACAGTTGATTTCAAAAGGATATGATTTTGAAACAATCTCAGTTGATAGAGTGTCTCCAACAAGTAAGGTTTGTGAGCCTTATCAATATCTAAAAAATACAATCTATGAAAAACGAATCGTAATGTACGAATCAGCGCTGTTAACAGAAGAGTTACTTGGCCTTGAAAAGAACAGTAGTAACGGTCGCATTGATCATAGTCCTTTGGGCATCAACAGTAAGGACGCTGCTGACGCAGTTTGCGGTTCAGTTTGGAATGCGTCTCGTAACGCTGATGAGTTTGATTACGATTACGGTGAAAATATAGAAACAATGACTGCTGTAAGCGGGGGAGAGAGTTACGACAGCGCTGTTCATCAGTTAGCTGTTGACTTTGAAGCTGAAATGCAGAAACTGTTGGATCCTGTAAAACCAACAGTTACAAAACAAGAAACACAAGAAAATGTTCACACTGATTTTGGACTCGGAATAGCGCAGCCTGTTTATAGTCCTCTTGTATCAGACGGAATCATTATTTGGTGAGGATGTTGAATGGATAAAGATACAATTAGAAATAGTGCGTTTCCAGAACAGGATCCTGCGCTTTTTGATAAAAAAGTAAAACCTGTTCCAGTTCCACAGCATGAAATAGGTATTGACTTAGATAACAGAGTGCTTGACAATGTTGTTGAAACAATGCAAACAAGTCAGTTCGATGTTAACTCGTTGAACTCTTTTACTCAAGTATCTAGAAGTAGAAACGAAATCTACGATACGTTAGATGATATGGGTGATGATTCAATCATTGCAGCTGTACTGGAAACTTATGCAGAAGATGCCACTGAAACAAATGATGCGGGCGCAATTGTTTGGGCGGAGTCAAGTGACAGTGAGGCTCTTAAATTTGTAACATATCTTTTGAACGCACTAAATGTTGACAAGAATGTTTACAAGTGGACTTACAGTTTATGTAAGTATGGAGATGTTTATCTCCGACTGTATAGAGAGTCAGAATATGACGATCTACTGTTCGACAAGCCAAAAGCTAAACAGAATCTGAATGAAGATGTTAAGATCATGGCTTACAGTAAACATGATAATTATGTTCACTACTTAGAGCAGATGCCAAATCCTGCACAAGTGTTTGAGCTTACAAGATTTGGTAAAACTGCAGCATATATTAAAACCGATATTGAGTCAACAAGACAGAATAAAGATAGTTATTCAATGTCGTCTATCTTTAACAAATATTCCTTTAACAAGAATGATGTGGAACTATATCCTCCCACTGAATTTGTTCATGCTTGTTTAGAAGATAACAGCAGTAGAACTCCTGAAGAAGTGGAGTTGTTTGTAAGTGACGACAAGTCTATCAGTTACAATGTAAAGAGAGGACAATCCTTACTTTATAGTACATATAAGATTTGGCGCCAACTTATGTTGTTGGAAAACTCAGTTCTATTGAACAGAGTTACACAATCCTCCATTGTTCGTGTTATAGGCGTTGAAGTTGGGGATATGCCGAAGGAAAATGTACAACCTCACTTGATGAGCGTAAAGCAACTTATTGAGCAGAAAGCAGCTCTTGATGTTGGCAAGTCGATGGGGGAATATACAAACCCAGGCCCCGTGGCTAACAATGTTTACATCCCAACAAGAAATCAACAAGGTGTTATTACAACACAACAGATTGGTGGAGATGTAAAGATTGGTGATCTTGCAGATTTGTCTTACTATCAAGATAAATTTTTCGGCAACCTTCGTGTCC